GATCAGCAAGCGGCCACACACTGGACAGAAGTTGAGTATATGGTACATAAAAAGCAGCACAAGGTAGAGTTCCTGATTGGTGGTAATACGACAGGTGATAGGTTTTGCACCAGCTGCCAGACTAAGCAGGATATTAAAGGTGGTGAGTTCTGTACGTTTAACGCTGGGAGGAATCAGAGATGGATCTGCGTTTCTTGCAAAGACAGAAGAGCTGCCAGGCTTGCGTGCATTCAGTAGCTCACTCTGAGGGATTGTGGTGCAAGTATTGGGATAGAAAGACTAAAGGTTTGTGTGATGCGTATCACCAGGCAGAAGCAGAGCTGTCTGATGCGTTAACGATCAAAGGAGAGAGCAATGAATAATATGAAGCTAGTGCCACAGATGGTGGAAGAGGAGCCCAGGAAGCGCAGGGCAAAGAACCAGCTGGCCAGTGTTTGGAACCCAGACTTTAAGTATAAGCCTGGTGGCACTGCGATGGATCTAGCCAGGAAGTTTGAAAAGATTCGCAGGGATATGCAGAAAGAGACTGCAGAAGAGGAAACCAAAGCTGTGCTGGGCAGGGTTAAATGAAGATTGATTGCGAGTTATGCAGTGGCCATCATTTGCCGGCAAAGATGGTGACTGTGGATGGCAAAGAGACTTGCACATACTCGGAAGCCTGGCGGCATGAGTGTGAGATACAGCATGCAATGCGGCTGCCGGACAAGGCGAGGAAACCAAAGGTAACCAAGCTGGATTACTTGGTGCTGGTTGAGAAAGAGCGCGGAAAGCCAGCCAGAAAACAGCTCAGATCAGCGATGGTGGCTAGGTATAACAGGAGCAGATGATGGTGCAAGTATTGTCCATAAGTATCTTCTTAGCTGGTGTAATCATAGGTGCAATCCTGGGAGTAATGATAGGCATGCTGCTATCCATGGATTGGTATGGGCATGAGTAAGTTTGTACTGCCGACAAAACCAAAGAGTATTAGAAAAAAGCAAACACCACCTAGAAAGACTCCATTTGCTGTGATCCCAACCAGGTCGCTGACAGACAAGACGATCACAGACAGGAACAGAACCATACTAGCGATGGTCAGCTCATTTGCAAGCAGAGCCGGGATAACCTGGGTATCACAAGGCAGAGTAGCGCAAGAGCTGGGAGTAACCAGGCAAGCTATCAATAAGCAGATGAAGATCCTATCGAGAGCTGGGTACATTGAGAAGATCGGTAACAGTTACTCAGGTAAACCTGGCATTGCTGGATGTACATGGAGAGTGATCTACGATAAATCACTGTCAGCAGAGGATCAGATAGCGATTGCTGGAAATGGCCATGAACTAGAAGTTGATAGCATGTATGTAACAGATGAACCAATTGCAGAGCCAACATTACCAATGGAGGAACCAATGAGGAAGCGTAAAGTGAGAGAGCTGGAGGTTGCACAAGAACGTGATGAGGTTAAGGCATATGACTATAGTCGGGAGTTTGTACATGCATGCAGGACGATATGCGGAGTTGATCGAGTGCTAAATGAGCAAGATGCCAGAATTGCATCTGAGTTAGCAGATAAACAGTTATCAATTGAGAAATGGCGTCAGATCCTGCAGGATTCTATGCATTGGCACCAGCAAACAGGCAGACAGCCACCATCTGGGCTCGGATACTACCGGCAGGTTGCATTATCCCAGCAGGGCTAAGCGCAAGGGGTGTGTGTATAAAGCCCAAACGAACATTTGAAGTCTGTACACATGCCAGTTTCGTTAGCAAAAGAATACGTAGCGTTAACAGAAAGGCACTATTGGGGGGGTGGGGTCGGTGTAGCGATGGGGGTGACTGACACAATTTTTCCTGTGTTTTCTCTACAGATGCGTTTATTGCGTTTGTTTCGAGTGCAGCAACCTAACCCATATATATGGCTAAGCTATAAAAGCTGTCTGCTCTAGTTTATCTAAGCTCCTGCTACTGCAGGTGGAGGTATTAGCCCCGATCTGTCTATGTGTATCCTATCCAGGCATAGAGAGAAGGAGAGCTGCCCCATTAGCTACGTTTATTCCCTTGGTCGCAGACTACCGGCGGGAGGGCTGGGTAATGGCCCCTGCCCTAATACTAACAAACCCACAGAGATACGCAATAAGGAAAACACTATCGCTTTATAACTATCAATAGTTATTACTAATCACGCTCCTATATCAATTGGTTTAGTCTATGTATGGGGAAAGCGGATGCCGAAAGGTGCAGCGAGTACCCTACTTTATTTTTTACGGAGAAAACATGGATAAGCCTAAGTACGAACATAAGCCTGGTAACGGTAGTGCGTTTAAGAATAGCTTTAAAAAGCCTGGTGATGCTAAGCCAGATTGGAAAGGTGAGCTGAAGTTGGAGGATGGCACGCTGGTTAAGTTTGCTATGTGGGAAGGTGAGACTAAGAACGGTGCTCCTAAGTTTTCTATCAAGGTGGATCAAAACAAAGACGGTGGGCTGCCAAATGATGGGATACCTTTCTAATGTTAATTAAAAAGAAAACCAGAGGTGCTGACGTTAGGATGGGTGCTATGGCCGAGGTTGGCTTGTACCCTGCCTATATCTTGCGAGGTATTGTCTACCTGCCGCATTACCAGGACAGATTGTTTGTCTCTCCTGGCTATGGACTAACCCACTGGAATACCTACCAGGGTATTGAGTTGAAAGCCATGGGTGGGCAGTTGACTAAGTTGAGCTTGTTTAGGCGATCTTCTTTTGAGGAGTGTTCACAATGAGTAAAATGATACTATTCCTGCCGCTATTGTTAGCAGCCTGTGCCACTGAAAAGCAGGTTGCGGTTAGAGCGCCTGAGATTGAGCTGGTGATGGATAAGCAAATGCAGCCAATGACTAGGAATGAAGTAATCATGGCCATTAATGAGTGCGAGAAGAATGGCACCAGAGCTGTGGTTATTAACTCCAGGCGCAAGATCAATGGGTACTCAGCTGAAGTGGTGGTAGATGTTACCTGTGCTCCGAGATATTATTGATGGCCACTAAAACAAAACATCCAAATCAAATACCTAGCCTGAAAAACTGGGGTGGTGTTCGCTTAATCCAGAAACGGATGGAGCGTTCTGCCACCCTAGAGTCCAACCGGGAAGCTGTTGCCTATGCTTTGCTGTCAATGGCAAACACCAAGATCACTGACATTATGGATTGGGACAGTGCCGGCAATGTGACGGTAAAAACTCCCAGCCAAATGCCAGAGCACGCACTGCATGCCATCAAAAAGATTACCAGCAGAGTAGATAAGGATGGCAATGCATTCTTAGAGATCGAGCTTTACGACAAAGTGCAGGTACTAAGGCTGCTGGCCAAGGCATCAGGACTGTTGGATAACCCAGAAGGTAGCGATAAACCTAGTGTGATTGGTATTAATATTAAGTCACCAGAGATAATTGATGTGGAGGATAAAGATGACTAAAGTAAAACCATTTGAGATTTTAGCGGTTGCGTTCTACATAACCATAGCCATGTTTTCTTTGTACTACAGCGTAAAAGTTATTTCAGGAGAGCGGCAGATCATGTGTGGCGTGGCAGAGATTAGTCCAGACTTTAGCGCAGAAGACCGCATGCGTTGCAGACAGATAAGAGGGCATAAGTTATGAACAGAGATAATGTAATCCGCGCAAAGGGATTAAGTGAAAACTAAAGAAACCGGCAGCAAAGAAACCACTGGTCTAAATCTAGACTTCTCCACTAGTCCAGTGGTCTGGAAGTTTCTGCAGTCTAATAATTTTGTACGTGGATTAATGGGGCCAGTTGGATCCGGTAAGAGCTATGCGTGCGCAGCTGAGATTATGATGCGTGCCGTACAACAAAAACCTAGCCCAATTGATGGTATCAGGTACACCAGGTTTGCCATTGTGCGTAATAGCTACCCAATGCTAAAGACCACCACCATCAAAACCTGGACAGATCTATTCCCAGAGAATACGTTTGGGCCACTGCTCTGGACTCCACCTATTACCCATCATATCCGCTTACCATCAAGAGGTGACGCAGCCGGTATTGATTGCGAAATCATATTCCTGGCGTTAGATCAACCCAAAGATGTGCGCAAATTACTTTCACTTGAACTGACAGGAGCCTGGGTAAATGAAGCCAGAGAACTTCCAAAAGCAGTTATTGATGGGCTTACTCATCGTGTTGGCCGCTATCCCACTAAGCGTGATGGCGGCGCTACTTGGCATGGCATTTGGATGGATACTAATCCTATGGACGATGACCACTGGTGGTTTAAGCTGGCAGAAAAAGAGAAAATGTCGGGCAAGTATGCGTGGCAATTTTTCAAGCAACCGGGAGGAATGGTCGAAGTCTCAGGTGCCGAACTACCAGATTACCCAGAAGCCAATGACCATATATTCGCTGGCGGCAAGTGGTGGAAAATTAACAACAAAGCGGAGAATGTCGGGAACCTACCAGCCGGCTATTACCAGCAGATGCTACTCGGTAAAAACGCTGATTGGATCCGCTGTTACGCAGGTGGGTTGTATACCTACGTCCAAGAAGGCCGGCCAGTTTGGCCTGAGTATGACGATAATCTGATGGTCGGGGATCCAGAACCGGATCCAACTCAGGCAATACAGGTCGGATTAGACTTTGGTTTAACTCCTGCAGCCGTTATCGGTCAGCGTTTGGCCAATGGCAGGTGGCAGATCCTAGATGAGATAGTCACCGAGGATATGGGTTTGGAGCGTTTTGGTCAGCACTTGCTAGCAGATCTTAATTCCAAATACCCTGGCTACCAAGTACTGCCCTGGGGAGATCCCGCGGGTATGGCCAGAGATCAGATCTATGAGGTCACCAGCTTTGATTACTTGCGCACACTTGGGTTGCGAGCTCAGCCGGCACCCAGCAATGATTTTAAAGTGCGACGAGAGTCAGCTGCTATGCCTATGCAACGACTAATTGAAGGCAAGCCTGGTCTAATTGTGGCCAGACGTTGCAAGCTGCTACGCAAATCACTGGCTGGTGGCTATCACTTTAAGCGGGTTGCGGTCGGTGCCGGCCACGAACGATTTAGGGACGCACCGAATAAGAATGAGCACTCCCACGTAGGTGACGCATTCGGATATCTGTTGCTGGGTGGCGGTGAATACAACCGGCTAACCAGGCAATCCAACCAACCAGGGCGTGCGCCTAGCCAGCAGGTAGTGGCCAAGATGGATTTTGATGTATTTTCATGAGATATCGCACCATTGCAATTCCCACAAAACCCAATAGAATCCACGCATGGACAATTCAGAAGTAAATATTTGGCATCATTTTGGTCATAACCTATATGCCAAGCAAATGAATATTCCTAGAGGTATGTACGTTGTAAAGCATACCCACGATTACGATCATTTAAGCATTTTGGCATCTGGTTTTGTAACTGTAGAAATTGGAGAAGCAAAGACAGATTATGTCGCTCCATTTTGCATTACGATCAAAGCCGGCCAAGAACACAAAATTACTGCTCAAGAAGATTCTGTTTGGTTTTGCATACACTCAACTGATGAAGATAATCCAGACAAAGTTGATGATGTTTTGATAAGGGAGAATTAACATGCCATTTTTTGTTGCAGCGGCCATAGTTGGAACAGGTCTTTATACGGCAAGTGAAGCTAGAGCTGCAAGATCTGAAGCTGAACGACAGCAAAAGAAAGCATTGGCCGCTCAAGAAATACAAGCAGCCGCTATGCGTGGTGAAGTTGCAAAACAAACTGCTGAGTTTTCAAAACAATCGGCATCATTGCAACAACAAGCTAACCTGGCTAAAGAACAGTTTGCGGCATCACAAGCGCAATACGCTGAAAACAAACTTTCTATGGAAAGCAAAGCTAGAGAAGTGCAAGCTGCAGCAGATGAAGAGCGCCGCAAGTCTGCAATGCAAGAAGCGTCTGCATTAAAGGCCAGAACTCGCGGTGGCCGTAGATCATTGCTTTCACAAGAACGTATAAATCCAGAACTCGGTATTACCGCAGGTCAACTCGGCACAGGGATGATGGTATAACTATGGCATCTACTACCTCAAAATATCAGCAGACAATGTTTGCCAGACGCAAAACGTCTGATATCCAAAGACTTGCTAAACAATATCAAAGTCAATCAACAGGTTTAACTGGTGAGTATGAGACTGCTTATGCTGGATATCAAAAAAGTGCAGCAGAACAATTGGCACCATTTGAACAAGCAATGAAGCAATATCAAGAAGTTGATAATCCAGCATACGAAAGTGCTAAGTCTGCATATGAAGAAAAGCTAAAACAATTTAATGAGTCATTAACTAATTTTCAAGGAAAGACAAAAGTTGATGCTCCATTTACTTTGAAAGCAGATCTTCAAAAAGGCACAGCTGAACAAATATGGAATATTGATGGGCAAAAAATAAGTACCAAAAATTTACCATCTGGGTATTCTTATGAGGTTGCACCAAAAGGTACTAAGGATAGATTCTATGATTTGTACAAAGATAATCCAGTACCAACATTTACAGAAAAAGCGCCATCAGCACCAACAGCTCCAACGGCACCAAAAATAGATTCGTTTAATGAAGAACCATTTACACAAAAAAGACAAGAACTGCAGACAACATATCAACGTGAATTAGCAGAACGTAAGTCAGCCAGGCTGGGAGCCGCTAGGCGTGGATCAACTAGACCAATGTTGCAGGGGGAATAATGGAACAGTCAGATAAAATGAAAGCAAAGGTTGCCAAAGTAATGCGCGAATACAAAGCCGGCAAACTTAAAAGTTCAAGCGGTGACAAAGTTAAATCTCATGACCAGGCAATAGCAATTGCTATGTCTGAGGCTGGCATCAAGCAGAAAAAAGAGTCAATGTAATGGCGAGATCAGAACGAACCATGCTGGCAGATGAGGCCATTAGCCAATCATCAGATATAAAATGTCCTGAAGTATTGATGGACAAAGAGATGAGCATTAAAAATCATCGCATATGTATTACTAAGGCTAATCTAGGACCAGCAAATCCGCGAGCACCAGAAACAATCTACTGGATAATTAAGTCTACCAAGTGGAATGTTAGTGAGCGTGCAGCTAGAGAAATGTTGTGCTCAAACTGTGGCCACTATTGGAAAACAAAATTCATTGATGACTGCATGAAAAAGTATGAGCAGGTCACACCACCAGAGGTTGATCCAGAATGGGTTGATACTGGTGATGCAGGTGGATATTGCGATGAGTGGGATATACCTTGCACCGCTAGCAGAACGTGCGATACCTGGGAGCCAGGTGGTCCTATAACTGCAGCACTGGTTGCAATGGGTGGCATTGAAGAAGAGGATGATTGATGGCGTTAACTTATGCCAATCTAGAATCTGGTGATGTTAAATCACGATTTGTAACTGTTGCACAGAAAAACAATTCTGGCAGTTATGTTGTTGCTGGCGCTGATGCGCCAATGATTTCTGTTGATGTAAATCATCAACGAAACCATGATGGAAGAGCTTGGTTTGCTTATAAGATATCACCAGATTCAGCACCATTGGGAGCTGGAGCAAGTATAGATATTGTCCTTGCATCAGCATCTGGAGTATCGCCACACGTAACTATTGATGCTTTATGTCTCGGAGATGCGGAGCTTTATATATATGAAGGAACGTCTGCTACTGGAGGCACGTATTTTACTCCTATCAATAGGAATCGCAATTATACGACTAGCAGCCAAGTTGCGATGATTATTAACCCAACAGTAACATCATTAGGTACTCAACTTGATGCGCAAATATTACCAGGTGGTAGTGGTAAAAAATCTAGTGGTGGCGCTGCAGGATCATTGGAATACGTATTAAAGCCATTAACAAATTATTTGTTTAGGCTTACAAATGTAAATGGAACAGCTCACGCAGCATCCTTACAATTAGAATGGTATGAATAATGGAATACGATAAATCTGCTCCTGGTGGTACTCGCTTAACACCAGAACAAATTATTAAACGTCAGGCAGCTGCTCAAACAAAGAAAGATGAGTTTCAGCAGTTGTATCAAGATGCGTATGAGTTTGCTCTTCCACAACGTCAATTGTACGGTGTGTGGGATGGCGGTTCTGTTGGCAGCAAAAAGATGCAGCGTGTATTTGATTCCACTGCAATCAATAGTACACAGAGATTTGCAAATCGTTTGCAATCAGTAATATTCCCACCGCAACGCAAGTGGGCAACGCTTGAGCCAGGCTCAGATATTCCACTTGAAAAGCAGCAAATGGCTAGGAATATCTTTGAAGCCTATTGCGACAAAATGTTTACCGTCCTAAAGCAATCAAATTTTGATATTGCTATGGGTGAGTTTTTGCTGGATCTGTCTGTTGGTACTGCGTGCATGATGGTGCAGCCTGGCGATTCGGTTAACCCAATTAACTTTATACCTGTGCCACTATTCCTGGTCAGCTATGAAGAAGGCGCTAATGGCCAGGTAGATAATGTGTATCGCAAGATCCGCATGAAAGGTGAAAGCATTATTCGTCAGTGGCCAGATGCCAATATACCTGACGAGATGCAGCGCAGGATTGACCAAAAGCCTACTGATGATATCGAAATGCTGGAGGCCACAATCTATGACCATGGCCGAGGTGACTACTGTTATCACGTAATTGACAAGGTATCTAAAGCTGAGCTGGTTTACCGCCGCCGCAAGTCGAGCCCATGGGTAATTAGCCGATACATGAAGGTGGCCGGCGAGATCTATGGTCGCGGCCCACTGATGACAGCATTGCCAGACATTAAGACATTAAACAAAACAATTGAGCTCTTACTAAAGAATGCCAGCATGGCCGTTAGTGGTGTGTATACAGCAGCTGATGATGGTGTATTAAATCCTAATACAGTTAAATTGGTGCCTGGTGCGATTATCCCGGTTGCGCGAAACGGTGGGCCACAAGGTCCAGCTCTCCAGGCATTGCCACGTTCTGGTGATTTCAATGTATCGCAGCTAGTGATTAACGATTTACGCACGAACATTAAGCGGATACTGTTAGACGAGTCTTTGCCACCTGAGAACATGAGCGCACGCTCTGCAACTGAAATTGTTGAGCGCATGAAGGAGCTGGCTCAGAATCTTGGATCTGCGTTTGGCCGCTTGATTAACGAAACCATGATTCCGCTAACAGCGAAGATCTTGGAAGTCATGGACGAGCGTGGCTTAATCGATATGCCACTGCGCGTCAATGGGCTTGAAGTTAAGGTGGTGCCGGTGGCTCCGCTTGCCCAGGCTCAGAACCAGGAAGAGATTGGTGCCATATTAAATTATGCTCAGCTCATGCAGAATCTAGGACCAGATGGCCAGATTGCATTGAAGATGGATGCGCTGGTTGACTATCTGGGTGACAAAATGGGTGTGCCAATGTCGGTTAGAAACAATCGAGCTGAGCGTGCTGTAATGATGGAAGAGGCCAGAAACCAACAACAAATGGCAGCTATGGCTCAAGTGCAAATGATGCAGCAACAACAGCAGCAAGGACAGCCAGCACAACAGGCATTGCCAGCGCCGGAGGGTATGTAATGGATTATGGGAATAGAGCTGATGGCACTCCCAAAGGAACTGGATTTTTTGGTGAGATTAAGCGCCCTGATGGTAACGTCATGACAGAGATAAGTATTGGTGTTGGGTTAAATGGGAAAGAAACAGAGATCCCATTAATAGTGCCAAACTTAACCAAGCAGGAGTTTAATTACTTATTAAATAACGATCCTGCATCAAAGACATTTATGGACAAGATGCCACCAGGTATAGTGCAAAAAGCTGTGGATCATGCGGCTGCCAGGATCAAACAAGGTCGTTCACCGTTTGCAGACAAGAATGATAAACCACTTGGGTATCCTAAATGAGCTGGGATGAACTAGAGGCCATTGGCCAGGCTAAAGATATACGCAATGTAGACCAGCACCGTAAAGATACTGACCGTTTATACCTAAGAGTTTTTAATACAGAGGACGGTGCCAAGTTAATGAAGTACATGAGAGATACAATTTTGGAGCAGCCTGTTGCTGTGCCTGGCTCTCCAGCCGATTATGCTTTCTATCGAGAGGGACAGAACAGCATTATTCGTGAAATTGAGGCACGCATCTACCGAGCAAGGAACCCATGAACACAGAAACCAACGTCGAACCCAGTGGCAGCACTGGCCTATTAGACAATGTTTCAGCGCACGAAGAAACAGCATCAAATCCGCAACACACAGAAATAGAACATAGATCTAATCCAACTGACGTATCAGCAAGCCCGGATGATCCGCTTGAGCGCCCAGATTGGTGGCCAGAGAATTTCTGGAAAAAAGACAGTAACGAGCCAGATCTTGAAGGTATGGCCAAAAGCTGGAAAGATCTAAGAGGCAAGATATCTAAAGGTCAGCATAACGCTCCAGCTGATGGCAAATATGATGTAACTGCATTTGGATCTCAAACAGTTGATGAAAATCCAATGGCTGCCAGCTTAGTTGGTTGGGCTGCAGAAAATGGATTAAGCCAGGCTCAGTTTGATGATCTAGCGTCTAAGCTGCGATCCACAGCAGAATCCGTTATGTCAGCAGATATGGTGGATCCTAAAGTTGAGATGGAAAAGCTAGGACCAAATGGCCAAGCTATGATTAAAGATATGGTTGATTGGGGCAGGGGTTTGGTTAAGAAGGGTATCTGGTCACCAGATGAATTCGAGGAGTTCAAGATTATGGGCGGTACTGCTACCGGCCTACGAGCTCTAATGAAGGTGCGTGAAACGTATGAAGGTCGCGTGCCAATTCAATCTGTACCAACTACCGGCATGCCTAGCAAAGAAGAGCTCCAGGCAATGGTTGGAGATCCTAAGTACCAAACAGATCCGGCATACCGCCAAAAGGTTGAGCGCTTATTTCACCAGGCTTTCGGATAATCTGCTCCTCCTCGCAGATGCCCCGCTACGGCGGGGTTTTTTTTGGCTTGCATTTTAAAAAGAACAAGAGTAAAAAGCTATCAGGCTTATTCAATAGATATCTGTTGAACCCTGACCGCTGTGGCATCAGACGTTTGGTTGACGTAATCAACAAGTAATCGGCCCAGAATCACTGGCATACCGGCGCGACAAATAATCTTTTGTCAATAAACTAGGAGTATCAAAATGGCCGTTTCTTTATCAAACGCCTTTGTAACCCTGTTTGACGCTGAAGTAAAACAGGCTTATCAAGCATCAGCTGTTTTAGTTCCAGCAGTGCGTCAACGCCGTGGGGTCGAGGGCTCAACAGTAAAATTCCCTAAAGTTGGTAAGGGTGCCGCAACTTTGCGTGTAGCTCAAACTGACGTAACACCTTTGAATGTTGGCTTTAGTTCCGTTACCTGTACTCTGCAGGATTGGAATGCAGCTGAATATTCAGACATTTTCAGCCAGGCTAAAGTCAATTTCGACGAGCGTTCTGAGCTGGTTAAAGTGGTTGCATCTGCTATGGGCCGCCGCCAAGATCAATTGATTCTGGACGCACTTGCAGCATCTGGCACATCGCTTACAGTTTCGAACGACATTGGCGCTACCGACAGCAACATGAACATTGCTAAATTGCGTGAAGCTAAGCGTCTGATGGACAAAAACAATGTACCACCAGATAACCGCCACATCATCATCCACGCTAATGGCCTGTCTAACCTGTTGTCTGAGTCTACTGTTACATCGTCAGACTTCAACACAGTTAAGGCTCTGGTTCAGGGTGAATTGAATACCTATATGGGTTTCCAATTCCATATCCTGGGTGATCGTGCTGAAGGTGGTTTAGCTATTGACGGTTCGTTGGATCGTACATGCTTTGCTTTCCACCGCGATGCTCTTGGCTATGCTGAAGGTATCGGCATGCGTACTGAGATTAACTACATTGCCGAGAAAACCAGCTGGTTGGTTAACGAGGTATTCTCAGCCGGTGCCATCACCATTGATGCGGAAGGTATCGTTTCGATTACCTGCCGCGAGTCTTAATCTAGGGGGTTAACATGGCATATTCTTCAACCGGTTTTAATACCGCATCAGCTAACAAAGCTGGTAATGCACCATCAATTCACACCTATAGCACAACTGATGCTATTGCTACTGTGAACACTGAGGGTTATTTTAATACTATTGCATCGATCTTAAAGGTCGGCGATATTATTTTCTGCTATACCAGCACAGGCGGTACTCCTGCTATGACTGCTGTTTGGGTAAACTCAAACACAGGTACTGTTGTTGACGTTGTTGACGGTCTGACCGTCACTGCTACCGACAGCCGTTAATAGTAGGCAATGTAGCTTGGGGCTGGCCTCGGTTTTCCGAAGCCGGCCCTTTATCACATTAAAGGTTTGATATGGCAGCTGGCGATACTGGTATTCGTATTTGTGCTGATGCGCTCCTAATGATTGGAGCCAAGGCAATTACATCATTTAATGATGGTACTGACGAGAGCTCGATCTGTGATCGACTCTATCCAAATATTAGGGACAGTACATTAGTCATGTATCCATGGTCATTCAACATGAAAAAGATCCAGCTGGCTCAGCTGGTGACTGCACCTGGTAGCGTTTGGAAGTATGCATACCAGTTGCCTGGTGACCGCATTGCTGGTCCTAGAGCCGTATATAACTCGGCATCCGTTGGCGCTCCAGTGCAAAAAGATTGGGAGATCCAGGGCGATCAAATGCTGACAAATCTGACCAGCGTTTATATTGACTATCAATATAGCGTTGCAGAATATGCAATGCCACAATACTTTGTGCAACTGTTGAAATACATGGTTGCCTGGCATGTAGCAGAATCAATTACCGAGCAACAAGAAAAGTCTACTAAGTGGCGTAATGTTGCGCTGGGTGATCCATCTGAGAATGGCCGAGGTGGTTATTTTAGGCAGTGCATGCAGGTAGATGGCCAGAGTAACCCAATAAGAATCATTGAGGATTTCAGCTTAATTGCAGTGAGGAACTAATGCCACGCTTTGTTGACATTCAGTCTAACTTTAGTACAGGCGAATTGGATCCTTTGCTGCGATCCAGGATAGAGCTCGATCAATACAATAACGCACTAGCTAAAGCCACTAATGTGCTAATCCAGCCACAAGGCGGGTTAAGGCGTAGACCAGGCACCAAGCATATCTTGGAGCTCCCTAATAGCAGCACACCGAGTGCCGGCAATGGCGTGCGTTTGGTGCCATTCCAGTTTTCAGTTACTGATAGCTATATGCTGTGCTTTACGCACCAGCGCATGTACGTTATTAAAAATGGCGCTGTGATAACTGCTATTAATGCTGGTGCCAATAATTACCTGACCACTAGCATTACATCAGATATGGTTGATGATATGTGCTGGACGCAATCCGCAGATACATTGATTGTGGTCCATCCAGATCTGCAGCCAGTAAAGATTGTGCGCGGTGCTACTGATGCTAGCTGGACAGCCACAACAATTACGTTTGATAGCATACCGAAGTATGCATTCACTATTACTTATACAAACCCGGCTGGCACGCTTACTCCAAGCGCTGTATCTGGGAACATCACGTTGACTGCATCATCTGGAGTATTTAGCGCAGGTGACGTTAATCAATACATTAATGCAACGCCACAAGGAAGAGCAAAGATTATTCAATATGTTAGCTCAACTGTTGTGAACGTAATTACTGAATATCCATTCTTTAATACAACAGCTATTGCTAATGGTAATTGGGAAAAAGAAAGTGGTTATGAGGATGTGTGGTCAAGCACTAAAGGCTGGCCAAGATCTGTAAGTTTCCACGAAGGCAGATTATATTTTGGTGGTTCTAAGTCTAGACCATCAACAATATGGGGAAGCAAGATTGGTTTGTTTTTTGATTTTGTTCCAACAGAATCTCTTGATGATGACTCAGTTGAAGCCACGCTAGATACTAACGAACTTAACGTAATTACTGATATTTTAAGTGCCAGAGATTTCCAGGTATTTAGCACTGGTGGTGAATTCTATGTGCCGCAAAATGCTACTGATCCAATAACTCCATTGACGTTTATTTTTAAAAACGTATCAAGAAATGGTGTTAAGCCTGGAACTAGGGTGCAGTCTGTTGATACTGGTACTGTATACATTCAGCGCCAAGGTAAATCATTAAACGAGTTTGTGTTCTCTGATTCTCAACTGACATATATCACGCAACGTATCTCATTAATGTCTGGTCATTTGCTGAAGTCTCCACAGCGCATTGCATTACGTAGAGCATCCAGCACAGAAGAAGCTGATTTGCTTTTGATGACAAATGATACCGATGGAAGTATGGCTGCGTTTTCAATCATGAGATCTCAGCAGATTACAGCGCCATCTGAGTTTACTACTGACGGTAGTTTTATTGATGTTGGTGTTGATATTACGTCCATATATACAGTTACAAAAAGAAGGTTTAATTTAGTCGATAGATATTTTGTCGAGTTATTTAGTTACGATGTCTTTACAGATTGCTCTTTTACTGGTGGTGCTGCTGCTAGTGCTACAGGCTTACCACATATTGGTAAGGCTCTTAATGTAATTACTGATGGCATACCTCAATCAAATGAAACTGTAAGCGGTGGTGGTTCAGTTACTTTTGATAGATCAAGCACAACCAGCTATGAAGTTGGTTTGCCAATGACCGTCTACATTAAAACAATGCCGGTAGACATTAAGTTGCAAACTGGTACTAGGTTATCTTTTAAAAAGCGCATTGTAGAAATCAGTGCTGTTTTAAAAGATACGCAACATATGATTATTAATTCTCAGCCGATAGCATTTAGGTTATTTGATAATCCAATGCTTGATGCTGCCGAGCCTACATATACAGGCATTAAAAGGGTTAATGGTGTACTTGGATATAGCCGAGAACAAGCAATTGAGGTATCTCAAAACCTGCCACTAAAAATGACATTGCTTGGTCTTGATTACCGAGTCGCAGTAAATTCAGGAACTTGATATGGCAATGACTCCAGGAATGTTAACTGCTGGTGCTGGCCTGATAACAGCGTATGGCGCTAGTCAGGCTAGACAAGCAGAGGCAATTAGCCAACAAACTAGTTTTCTTTTGCAAGCCAGAAATTCGCTTGAGGTTGCTAATGTTCGCGCAGATCTTGATGCTGAGTATGGAGCTATCCAGGCTGGACGTCTTTTGCAAAAAGCAAAGACAGAGGAAATGAATTGGAAGATAGCTGGCAATACATTGTTGCGTAGAGAGCGTGAATCAAATGCTGCTGTGCGTGCTAGAGCTGCAGCTAATGGTATTGATTATGGCGGTGGAAGTGCGCTTGCTATTCAGCAACAAAACACAAGAGCAACAATGATGGATGTTGGTGTTGCAGATTTGAATGCATTAGCTGCAAGGGTATTAGGATTTGAGGATGCCAGTGCAATGCTTGAATCTACTGCTGTTCAAAATATACTTAATAAGTATTCTGCTACAGCACAAGCTGGCCAATACGAACAGGCAGCAGCTGCATCTAAACGCACTGGTGGATTGATGAGCAATTATACGCTTGGCTCTGCTGCTATTAATTTTGGCACTACTGTTTATGGCGAAACAGCTCCTAAAGCTGCACCACCAAAAACTAAATAAGGTAATTGAATATGGCCACTAGATTAGATCCGGGAAATATACAGCTACGTCAACCTGGCGGTGTTCCTATGCGTCAGGTAGAGCCTCGGCCTGTGCAGTATTTTGCTGGTCGCGTTGAAGCTGAATCTGGCCATGTTATGGCTCAAATCCTAGATAGAATGAGCTCTGGATTATTTGAGTATGCAGGTAAATTACGCGCAGAAGAAGGTCTTAAATACGCAGCAGAAAACCCAATTACTCAAGAACAGTTAATTGATTCGCAGGGTGGCATAGATTTAAATATTGGTGGTGGAGTAAGCATTAAAGATGGCAAGGTGCAAAAAAATGCAGCAAGCATTTTGCCAAGTAAGTTTAATGAAGCAGTAATGAAAGCCAGAAGTGCTCAACTATCAAACTTGTTTGAGCAGCAAGGCACTGCTGAGCTAGTAAAAATGTTGGATGATATTCAGCAGGGTAATCCTACTGCATCATCTAAAAATATAATTGAAAAAATAAATACGTTTACTAAAGCAAATAGTGAAGTGCTGGCAGAAATAGATCCAGCTGCAGCTATTCGTTTTAATGCAACCATGGCAGCTCATGGTAACTCTGTTTATAGGTCAGCGTTAGAAGCGGAATCAAAATTTAATAAGCGCGTAAGAGAAACAGAATTCGACTCTTTTTATAATAATGAAATAACATTATTGCAAAACCATGCAAAAAACAATCCTGCAGAGTTAGCAATAATTGGTGAAGCATCATTAGGTAGATTAAGACAGGCTGCTTTTACAAAAGGCATTGGCCTTGAAATGTCAAATAAGTACATCAATGATTTTCAAAAAGATTTTCGTGATGCGCAAATAAATGTAATCAAACAAGAATTACGTAAAGAAGATTACATGCGTGATGTTGCAAAAACAAGATCAGACATTCTTGCCGGCAATCTTGGCAAACTTAGTCCTGTATTGCAAAATTTACAGTTAGACTCAAAAGCTATTGAAGATATAAACAAGGAATTTAATACTCTTGTTTCTTATCGTAGACAAGATCAGCAAGATAAAGATAAAGAGCAAAAAGATGCGGATCATAAAACAGCAAACAATATGCTGTTGACATATCATGATCCTAAAACATCTGCTCAACAAAAACGTCAAATAGCTGTTGAGTTAACAAAGATGGGTGTTTTATCTATTGAGCAGATTGAGCATTTTTTAAAACCAGAAACTAAAGAAGGTGATCCATATGCATATGCAGATTTGGAATCACGAATTGTATTTGGCGATATTACAGATGTTAACCAGCTAAAAAAAGCAGCTCAGCGTACTGGTATGAGTGGCACTCAGTTTGCCAGGTTAAACAGCCGTTTATTAGATGGCGTTAAAAAAGATGATACTGATGCTAGACGTTTGATTCGCAGATTTGCTGGAACTCCAGATGTTGTTAGTTCATTTGCCACAAAAGATGATGAGGCAAAAATTAATAAAGAATTAACTATTGTTTCTTATTACGAAAACAATATTAAAGAGTTTAGGAAAACTAGTCCTGGAATTGAGATTCCATATAATCAATTGGCATTAATGGCCAAAGAAAAATACGAGCAAATTGATAAAGCTGATGTAACAAAGAATGCTGCTAGAAAATCAATTGAAGGAATAACTTCAGATCTTATTCAGTCTAAAAGATTACCTACTGGTACAGTTATTGATGAATCAACAAATATTGATGATTTAAAAACAAAATATAAATTAAAAGATGCTGATGTTGATATCTTGAAAAAGAAACAAAACATACTAAAAGGTATTAAATAATGGCTTACTCAAAATTAGAGGATGCAATCGTCAATCATTACCTTGATGTTAACTATCTGCCTATAGATCAAGAAGAGCCAAGCCTGGAAGGTATGCAGTTGGCTGCTGGCCCATCATCAACAATGACTGATGCCGGCCCACGTTTTGGGCGTGGTGGTGTTACTAAGCAGCAATCTGCTGCAGCCGGTGGTTTGGAGAAACCATTAACTGGATTAGCAGATTTGTTTGCTGGATTTGCGCGTGGTGCCACAGCTCAGACTCTTGGTCTAGGTGGAGATCTTGAGCAGCTCTACAATGGTTTTGCATCTGTATTTAATCGCCCAGAAGATCAAGGAAGAATCGATGCTTTTCTAAAAGGCGTAGAGCAAAAAACAAAGATGGCCACTACTGAGCAAGTAAAGAAAGAAGGATTCAGAATTCCTGGTACAGATATTAATGTACCTGCTTTGCCACCAACAATACCAGCTGGAGTTGCTGACCAAAAGAGTAGACAGGCAACCGCTAATGTTGGAGAAACATTTGGCGAGTTTGCTCCTCTACCTGGAGCTATAGAAGCTGGAACTGCTGGATTAAAGTATGGATTGCAAGCAACTAAAGGAATGCCTATTGGCATGAGCATAAAAAATGTTGGCCCTGATATTATTAGTACCAGGCTACCTACAGCCGTAAAAGCTACTGAGAATCCATTAGATCAAAACTTAATAATTGATCTTGATTCTGCGAAAAGAGATCCTGAAGCATTTAAACATAATATGAGTTTGGTGCAGCAGTATCCAAACTTTAAATCTAAATCAAGAACTCCAGATAAACAAGCAGATGATTTTATTAATGAAGTTAAAAACAATCTGCTTTATCTTTATGACAAAGTGCCAGAAGATACTAGAGCAAGAAGCATGCTTTGGTATGACGGTGCTAGAAATATAGTTGATCGTTGGGGTAAAGAATATAACCAGCCAGACCAGGCATTAGCTGGTGTGCTTGCGGTTTTATCTCCGCAAAAGGATTGGTTTATGAATGTATCTCTTGGCCAGCGCGTGTTAGATGTTATGACGCAAAAGCAAGGATACAAGTGGGATGATGCAATGAGCCAGAAGGCTACAGAAATTTGGGCTAAAGAAAAATATGCTCCAATGCTTGAGGCCATTAAAGGAAAAACACTTCAAGAAATTGATGATCCTGGTTTAAAGGCAATGTGGCTGCGCACCTATGATCAGGCACATATACCACGTGAACATCAGATAGTTACTCCAGAGGGAGACTTTGCTGGTGTGCGTTTGACAGATAAAGGTGTGCCATACAAAACAGGTTGGGGCTCATTAAATGAAATAGGTAAAGCAGTAGTTATTTTGCAAGATCCAAGCAAAGCAAATATTAGTGCTAATCTTGGTGGCCAGCATAAAGTGCGTAGTTTTTACAGCAACATTTATGCACCATATGATCCATCTGGTAATGTCACAATTGATACTCATGCTGTTGCTGCCGGTTTGTTAAGACCGTTATCAGGCAATAGTAGAGAGGTATTACATAATTTTGGATCTGGCGTTAAAGGAGAAGGTGGCCCTGCTAATAGTTCAGTTACTGGCGTACAAGGTACCTATGGTTTATATGCTGAAGCATACCGACGAGCTGCAGAGGAACGTGGCGTATTGCCAAGACAAATGCAATCAATTACTTGGGAGGCAGTAAGAGGTCTATTCCCAGATACATTTAAAACTGCAAAAAATTCTGAAGCCATTGACAATATCTGGTTACAATATCGGAAGGGAAAACTCTCATTAGACGAGGCAAGAAATGAAGTCTTTACAGCCGCAGGTGGAATCAATCCCCCAGAGTGGGAGCGAGCCGGATTACGTTCTCAATCTCCTCAAGAAATTCAACCTGCCAATAACCAGGGAGAATTATCTGGGTCTAGCATACCCAGAGGGAGCTCCAGCGGATCTGGACGAGTCAAGCCTACCAAAGGAAATAGCACAAGCATAATTGGGGGAAGTCAGTCTCCAATACCAGGAGCTGAATAATGACACTTAAAGCATCCCTTGAAAACCGCTTGGATCTAATGCTGGGTGAGACTGCACCAGATAGTGTTGTGCCAGGCATTGAGCCGACAGATGTTGGTAATAATGAAACCATTCAGGTTGCTGGCCCCATAAATGCAATAACTGAAATGCTTACCAAGGGTGGTAAAGCATACAAAGCTGGGCAAGATGCAAGAGCTGCCAAAGCGCTTAACTCTGCTAGTCCATCAATACCTAATGCTACGCCTCCTGGCGTTGTTGGTGCTCCACCAGTAGCGCCTATTCCTGCTGCTGCTCCTGTTGCTAAGCCAAAGGTTAAAGCGCAGCCAAAGACTGCAACCGAGCTCCAGCAATTGCCTGGCCAGCTTGAGAACATCGAGCAAACATTAACGGCTGCACCACCGGTACCAGGCACAGCTGTGCCAAAACCGTTGGTTAATATTGACCGTATTGATGGCCCAGAAGATTTTAAGCAGGTGGTTGATTCTCTGGCTCAATCAAGTGGCGTGCGAGTAGAAAAGGTTACCTTTGAAGAGCTGATTGCTGATGCTAAAGCTAAAGGTTTTAGCCGAGATGTATTGGCAGATCTTGAGTCAATGAAGCAGCAATATGCTGAGATGCCTACTGATGTTGTTAGGTCTAGGCTTGCTCTTGCTAAGAATGCTAAAGACTTTGAGCAGCTGGCAATTGATGCCTATACCAAAGGATTAACACCAGAGAATCAAGCGCAATTGCTTAGATCTTTGAGTATCCATAATTCCATATTAGATACCTATATTGGTATGCGTACAGCTGGAGCCCAGGCTACCGCAGCCGGCAGGATTGATGTTAGTCCGGCCATGGCTCAAGATATCCTTAACGGTAAAAACGTAAAGATACCTGGCGTTAATGATGCTGAGATGAAAGCAATGCTTGCTGATCCTCAGATACCTGAAAACCTAAAGATACTTGTGGATAAGTTTGTCACGCTAAGTGATGACGCAGCCAAAGAAGGATTGATTAACAAGGTATCTAAGTGGGGCATCATTCCAGATCTATGGGACAGAACATATAAGAATGGACTGTTATCCGCATTAGGTACACACATAACTAACCTATCCAGTAACGTGACGTTTCTTGCCAGCTCTGTCGCTACAAGAGCAGCTGCTGAGGGTATAGGTACAGCAAAAGGAGCTATTGGTTTAACAGCTGATATTGAGTTGGGAGAATCTGCAGCTATGCTGGCCGGCATTGTGCATTCTTTTAGAGAAGGTTTTGGATTAAGTTGGGAAGCATTAAAGACAGGCACTACCAGGGAAATGCGCGAAGGCATGGATATCATGAGCGATGCCGGCAAAAAACTGGAAGGACAGAATCAAATATTTGATGCTAGAAACTATGGGTTTGAGAATGAAACTTTAGTAAAAGGCATTAATGCTTATGCTAATTTTGTAACTCTGCTTGGTGGCCGGCCAATTATGGCCATGGATGAGATGTTCAAAACCATGGGTTACAGAGCAGAGCTATATGCACAAGCATTTAGATCTAGTCAGCAAGCTAAAAAAGCTGCAATAGAAGGTGGTAAGACAGCTGATGAGGCAGATAAAATTGGCCTGGCAAAGATGGGTGAAATTCTTGGCGATCCTCCAAAAGAAATAGATGAGGCAGCTACTGATTTTTCTCAGATGATTACGTTTAGTCGTAAGCTAACTGGCGGTTCTGCTCAGTTTCAAAAGCTGGCACAGGATCATTTAATTGGCCGCATCATTATGCCATTCGTTAAAACTCCTGTATGGGTTGCATCAGAATCTATGCAGCATAGTCCATTTGCATTTGCATCTAAACAATGGCAATCAGATGTTCTTGCTGGTGGTGCTAAGCGTGAACTAGCCATAGCAAAGATGGGTATCGGCAGCATGATTATGATTGGTGCCGGCAGCTACGTTGCTGATGGCAGGATCACAGGCGGTGGCCCGGGCAATACAAATCTGAGAAATGAATACCTGGCCAGTGGCTGGAAGCCTTATTCATTTGTATTCCAAAATGGCGAATGGGATCAGGAATTTGTTAGCGATTTAAAGGCAATGCGTATTGATCCATCAATTGGACAAGATGGTAAATTATATGTTCCATTCAGAGGCATTGAGCCTATTGGTGGGCCATTGGCCATGGTTGCTGATGCCGTTGAATATGCCAGGTATGAAGATGACGAGGACGCATCTGCGCAGGTTTTGTTGGGTGCTGGCTGGGGACTGTACAACTACGTTGGCCAGATGCCATTCTTGCAGGGTATCAGTGCATTGGCTGGGTCATTCTCTCAAAGCATACCTAATCCAAAGGCTGCATTTAAAAGTGCCATTGATGGTATAGCATCAGGTGCTGCGCAGTATGCTGTGGAAGGATCTCCGGTAGGAATATTCTCAAGCTCTAGAGCTATGATTGAGCGTGGGTTTGATCCTGATAAACGCAATACATCAGCATCACCTAGCCTGGATACTGGCATCAAAGGTTTCTATGAGGGCCTTAATAAGTCTATAGCAAGAACTCCTATTCTTAGCGAGGATCTGCCACAGCAATATGACTATCTTGGCGAGAAAATGAATGATGTTGATCCATCATCCCCATGGTTAGCCGGCATGAGTGGTGTGCGTTTTAGCGAAAGCAAGCAGCGTCCAGCAGATAAAGTAATTATTAATCTAGGGATACCGCTTAAAAAGCCTGACATAAACCTGAGAGCTGGTGGCGTTAGCATAAAGCTGGAGCCTGAAGAGTATGAATTTATGATGAAGAGACTTGGCACTATTACAGACAGTAATGGCAACAGGTTAAAAGATGCAATATGGGCAACATACATTAGCCCAGGTTTTGTTGACAATGATCTGAACGTAAAGCAGGACAACATAAAAGATGTGTATGAGAGCTTTACCAAAGCAGCTCAGAATGAATTGTTAATGAATAGTAAATTCTCTGGCGCTATTGAACAGCGAATTGAGCGTGCTCAAAACCGCTTGCCTCGCCTTGGTAATTATGCAAAATAGCAATAATTTTTATAGGAAGGGTTGACCATGGGAGTACCCATATCCAATGTGACCAGGCGTGTAGTTTATGCGGCTAGTGGAACTGGCCCATATAACTTTACGTTTGAGATCCTGACCGCTACGGATATCGCTGTCTATCGCGATAACACGTTGCTCACCCTAACTACAAACTACACCGTTACTATCAATAGTAATGGCACTGGTTTTGTTACGCTGACTGCTACACCTACTGGTGCAACTCAGATTGCTATCGTTGGCAACCGAAGCATTCAGCGCACCACAGACTTTGTTACTGGCGGTGACTTCTTTGCCAACACAGTTAATGATGAGCTAGACCAGCAAACAATCTTTGCTCAGCAAAATGCTGAAGGTTTGCAGCGTGCGCTCCAGGCACCACAGACAGATCCAACATCTATCAACATGACATTACCTGGCAAGGCATCAAGAGCCGGTAAGTATCTTGCGTTTGATGTGGATGGTAATCCTACTCCTGGTCCAACTTCCACTGCTGTTGATGTTGTAGCGAACATTGCTGCTGATGTTACTACTGTTGCTGGCATCAGCACCAAGGTAACTACAGTTGCTGGACAGTCGGCACAGATTAATACTCTGGCTCCTATATCAGCAAACATTACTACTGTTGCAAATATTGCTCCTAGCGTAGTAACTGTGGCCTCATTAAACTCTGCACAGCTAACAGCGCTTGCTGGTGCCACTGCCAATATGGCGGTGCTTGCTCCCATTGCTACACAGATTACAAATGTATCAAGCATTAGCACCCAGGTTGTACAGGTTGCTGCGCTTAGTTCTACAAACTTAAATGCTGTTGCTGGACAGACTGCAAACATTGCCGCGCTTGGCGCTATCAGCCCACAGATAACTACAGTAGCAAGTCAGTCTACACAGATTAGCACAGTGGCAGGTCAGTCTACCCAGATTGGATTGCTGGCATTACGCACTGCTGACTTAGCTGCGCTTGGCCCTATTAGTGCTGACATTACCACCGTATCTGCAAACATTGGTGCAGTACAAAGCGCAAGTACAAACGCATTAACTGCTCAGTCTGCGGCTACATCTGCAAGCATTAGCGCACTATCTGCATCATCTAGTGCAACATCTGCCAGCGCATCTGCTACTGCTGCGGCTGCAAACTACGATAGTTTTGATGATCGATATCTTGGAGCTAAGTCTAGCGCACCATCTGTAGACAATGATGGCAATGCATTGCTAACAGGTGCGCTGTATTGGAACTCTACATCTAATCTACTTTTTATCTGGACAGGATCTAGTTGGGACCAGGCTGCATTTTCTGTTAGCGGTGCAGTCACAAGTTTTAATACGCGAACAGGTGCAGTTACATTAAGCAGCACTGACGTTACAAATGCACTTACTTTTACACCGGCAACTGCCGCCTCTGTTTCTGCCATCCCAGATCCTGTTGCGATGGCCTTGGTTTTTGGGAGTTAATCATGGCATTAAAAGGCAAGCCAATTGCGATTGGCACAAGCGATACCACAATCTATACCTGCCCATCTACACTTGAAGCATCAGTGCATGGCCTGGTGTTTGCAAACAATACTGGCAGTGCTGTAACTATTACTCTGAAAATTTATATACAGAGTTTAGGCACAACTACTACTGTGGCTACTGGCATATCTGTTGGAGCTAACACTACCTACACTTGGCCAAAACCAATTAATGTAAATGCTGGTGACTACATACAAGCTGCTGCATCTACTGGCTCAGCACTTGTCTGCTTCTATTCTGTGTATGAAGGATCGGCTGCTGCAGCTGCAGTTGGATTCACTCCGCGAGGTGCGTGGGGATCAGGTTCAACGTATGCAGTTAATGATGTTGTTAGTTTAAGTGGCTCAAGTTACTTGGCTATTCAAGCAAGCACCAATCAAAACCCAGCAACACAAACTGCTTACTGGTTAGTGTTAGCAGCCAAAGGTGATACAGGCTCTGGTGACGTATCTGGCCCATCTGCTTCTGTTGATTCTGAGTTGGCATTGTTTAACAGCACAACAGGCAAGTTAATTAAACGTGCGTCACTAACTGGTTTGGTTAAGGCTACATCAGGTGTTGCGTCTGCCGCTACGGCTGGTACAGACTACGTTGCACCTAGTGGTGCATTGGGTACACCATCATCAGGCACATTAACAAACTGTACTGCTGATGGCACTGATGCAGTTGGGTTTAGAAATGTACCTATTAGCAGCAAATCCGCTGCATACACAACGGTGCTGGCAGACTCTGGAAAAGTTATATTCCACCCATCAACAGATGCAAACGCACGAACATTCACTATTGATAGTAATGCTAACGTAGCGTATCCATTGGGTACTGTGCTGACGTTTATTAACATGACTAGCCAAGCTGTAACGATTGCAATCACAAGTGACACAATGTATTTGGCTGGAACAGGTACTACTGGAAGTAGAACATTAGCGCTGTATGGTATGGCAACTGCAATTAAGATGACTTCTACAACGTGGCTCATTTCAGGATCGGGGTTAACCTAATGAGTGGAGTTTTAAATTTATTGTTAAGTAGAGGCGGCGCTGCTGCCCCATCATCAGTAAGTTATCTTGTTGTTGCTGGCGGCGGCTCTGGAGGCGGAGGCGTTAGTGGCGTTGGCGGCGCGGGTGGCGGAGGCGCGGGTGGATATAGAGAGTCAACATTATCTGTTTCAGCGGGATCAAATTACACTGTAACTATTGGCGGTGGTGGGCCGCAACATGAAGGCGGCACTTCTGGTACTAATGGTTCTGATTCTGTATTTGGTTCTATTACTTCTACTGGCGGTGGTCGAGGAGGTAGTGCCACTTCTGTAACTGCGACTGCTGGCTCATCTGGCGGCTCCGGCGGCGGGGGTCAGCCAACTGGTGGAACCGGCGCGGCTGGGGGTTCTGGAACGTCAGGCCAAGGAAATGCCGGCGGATCAGGCAACCCATCAGGCCCGAATTATGGCGGCGGCGGGGGCGGGGGCTCTGCTGCTGTTGGCGATAATGGTACGACTTTGCTTGGCGGTAACGGTGGTAGCGGCTCAAGCTCATCAATTTCAGGCTCAAGCACAGGCTACGCTGGCGGCGGCGGTGCGGCTGTTTACGATACAACGGCTGGCGGTACTCCTGGTTCTGGCGGTTTTGGAGGCGGCGGCGCTGGAACTACGGCAACAGGCGCAACTGGCTTATATGGCGTAGCGGGATCCGTAAATACTGGAGGCGGCGGCGGAGCTGGCGGCACTAAAGACAACTCAAACCAAGCTGGCGGCGGTGCTGGGGGTAGCGGTATTGTGATTATCAGTTATCCATCTACTTATGCTAATTTAGCGTCAATTGGTGGTGGTTTAACTTATACAAAAACTACGTCAGGTGGCAATACCATCTATAAGTTTACTGCTGGTACTGGCAATATTTCATGGTGATTGATATGGCTCATTACGCATTTTTAGATAGCAATAATGTAGTTACAGAAGTCATTCCCGGCAAAGATGAGGGTGAAGATGGTATTGATTGGGAGCAATGGTATGGAGATTTTCGTGGCCAAGTATGTAAACGCACTAGCTATCATACTGTAGCAAATACTCATACAAATGGCGGTACTCCGTTTCGTGGAAACTATGCCGGTATTGGATACACATACGATCAACAGCGTGATGTATTCCTTCCGATTAAACCTTATGAAAGCTGGGTATTGAATGAAAATACCTACCAATGGCAAGCACCAACAGCTATGCCTACTGATGGAAAAATCTATTTATGGAATGAGGAAATTCTATCCTGGGTAGAAGTTACTACTAAATAATAGGGGATAGATTGTGGATGACCTTGCTTTTAAATTAAACACCCATGAAGAAGTTTGCGCTATTAGATACGCAGGTATCAACGCACGTTTAAAACGTCTTGAGCAAATATTAATTGGCAGTGCTGGTGCAATTATCATGCTGCTGCTGTCGATTGTCCTGAAGGGGTAAGAGATTGATCCTCTCACTTTACTTGCGTTAGCTAATGCTGCTGTAGCTGCAGTTAAGAAAGGCTGTCAGTTATACAAAGATATTAAAGGTGCGGCTGGTGATGTA